TTAATAGAAATAAACGACGTTGGATCACAAGTATCCGAATCATTATTCTATGATTTTGAGTATGAGAATGTTCTTATGACTGAAAATAATGGAAGAAATGGGAAACAAATTTCCGCTGGTTTTGGTGGAAAGGAAAAAGATTTTGGTATTAGGACGACTAAGACCGTTAAAGCCATAGGGTGTTCTATATTAAAATTGTTAGTTGAGCAGAATAAACTATTACTCAGAGATAAGAATACTATAGATGAATTGACCACTTTTTCTCGTAAGGCAAATTCTTATGAGGCAGAATCGGGTAATTATGATGATATGGTTATGCCATTAGTATTATTTGCATGGTTAACTGATCAAATGTACTTCAAAGAATTGACAGATATAAATACCTTACAATTGCTTCGTGAAAAAACGGAAGAACAAATGATGGAAGAAATGCTTCCATTTGGATTTGAAGATGATGGTATGGATGAAAATGATATAGATGAACCTAAAACGGTTTCTTCTATAGACGATTGGCTTCTCTCCTGAATCCTTTTATATAATAAATAATTCACGAATAAAAAGAATATTTATCTTTATAAGGGAGAATTAGATGCCAACATTCCAAGTATCACCGGGCGTTCAAGTCCGTGAAATAGATTTAACGGGTGGCATTCCTGGGGTTTCTACTACGGAAGGTGCTTTAGCGGGTGTTTTCCGTTGGGGACCATTGAATAAAAGAGTTTTGATCGACTCTGAAAATGTATTGGTTAACAGATTTGGTAAGCCAACTAATTTGAATGCAGAAACTTGGTTTACGGGCTCAAGTTTCTTGGCATACGGTAATAAATTATACATTTCGAGAGCGGCTAATACGGAAGGGGTTCATTTAGCGGCTAATGGTATGCCATTTTCCACTTCTCCTGTAATTACTGCTACTACTGAGAGTGGTAATGCTACTCTTATTACGACTAATACCGCGCCATTGTTAGTTGGTATGAAATTGATGGCAGGTGCCAATGTAATTCATGGAACTACTGTCTCGTCAATTGTAAATGCTACTGCTTTCACAGTTTCTAGCAATTCTGCCGTAAATGGTTCTGGATCATCTAGCTTACAATTCTTAGCTAACACGATTTATGCGACTGCTTTTGTCAATACTGCATCGGTAGCAAATCTTGCTAATCAAATTGTTCTCAATGAGGAAGATTATTTCAGAAAAGACCCATTAGATGGCGATAACGTATCTTCTGGGCGTGCTTTTGATACTGACGTTATGTACGTTGCCAAGTATCCAGGACAATTGGGTAATTCATTAAGAATCTCAGTCTGTGATACTTATAATGGGTTTACATCATCTATTAACTTGGCGTCATATGGAAATAGCGCGACTTTATCTATGACGACTGATTCTAATACAGCTACATTGACAGTAATTTCTACAGAAGCCAACTCAACGGCACAAACGGTAACTGCCGCTGCAATGACTGATTTTAATGGAGCTATCAACCTAACTGATTACTTAGAATTCGGTAATACTTCCATTGGGTTCCAATCATTAAAAATAACTGGTATTGATTCAGTCGTTACAGTTAGTAATTCAACTGCTACTGCTGCTACATTGGTATTAGATTTTGAAGATGAATTGAGACTAGTTTCCAATCAAGCCATATCAACATCTATTTCTCGTTATTGGGAATTCTTTGACATATTTGATGGTGCTCCTGCTCAATCTGACTATGTGACATCATTTGGTAATACGTCTGCTAATGACGAATTGCATATAGTTGTAGTAGACAATAAAGGATTGTTCACTGGTATTCCAGGAGAAGTATTAGAAGTTTATAGAAATGTTTCTAGAGCTATTGATGCTAAAAACTTAGATGGCGGAACAAATTTCTATAAAGAAATTTTGAATACACAATCTAAGTACGTTTATTGGGGTGGAGATAGATCAACGGCACCATCTGCTGTTGCTACGTCAGTTACTTCTGCTACCAATAATGAAATTTTCACTAGTGAATTTGGTTACGGTTCTGACGGTTCTGACGAAGCGTCTGTAGGATTGACCGATCTTATAAATGCATGGGATTTATTCAGTTCTGCCGAAGAAGTAGATGTTTCATTACTACTAGCCGGTAAAGCTAGAGGCGGAACCGCTGGTGGATTAATTGCTAACCATCTTATTGACAATATTGCAGAAAAGAGAAAAGATTGCGTAGTCTTCATTTCTCCTGATAAAAATGATGTAGTCAATAATTTTGGTGATGAAGCTGATGACTCAGTAGCATTTCGCAATACATTGAGAAGTACATCATATGCATTCTTAGACGGAAACTATAAGTATACATATGATCGTTATAATGACATTTATCGTTGGGTGCCATTAAATGGTGATATCGCAGGACTAGCAGTAAGAACAGATATCACTAATGATCCATGGTGGTCATTCGCAGGATTTAATAGAGGCCAAATTAAAAATGTTGTGCGTCTAGCATGGAATCCACGAAAGGCTGATAGAGATATTCTTTATAAGAGCAATATCAATCCTGTAGTCACATTTCCAGGAGAAGGTACAATCTTATTTGGTGACAAAACTCTATTGACAAAACCATCAGCCTTTGATCGTATCAATGTAAGAAGATTGTTCATCGTTCTAGAAAAAGCAATCGCTATAGCCGCGAAATATCAGCTTTTCGAATTCAATGATGACTTTACTCGTGCAATGTTCCGAAATATGGTAGTCCCATATTTAAGAGACGTTAAAGGCCGTAGAGGCGTATATGACTTCGCAGTTGTTTGCGATAAAACAAATAATACAGCAGAAGTCATAGATAGAAATGAATTTATTGGAGATATTTACATCAAGCCAGCACGTTCAATCAATTATATTACATTGAACTTCGTGGCCACTAGAACTGGTGTTAATTTCCAAGAAGTCATTGGTAAATTCTAAGTTCTTTACAATTCAAAAGAGGGGGAATATTCCCCCTCTTTTTTTCAAGAATTAAATTCCCACACATCTTTCCCACAATCCCAAATCACATTATATCCATTACTCTTATTAAAATCGATTTCTTTAATATGGGATGGGCATCCTACTAGTGATTTTTTCATAGATTGTTTAGAAAATCTTTGTTGTCTTTTGACATAAGAATAATCAGGCGGTAATGTATTAATTTTCTTGAATCCCAATTTTTCATATATTTTTCCTTCACTCCATCTCCTATCAGACCATGATATTATTCTTTCTGTAATAACGGTTCTACTAAATTTGAATAATTTTTCTGCCCCTCCAATAACAACATGATCTTTAAGAAAACAAAGTCTATTTAATACTAATACATCTTTCCCCCTATGATGTCTCCCAAAAGACATAACCCCACATAATATACCCTCATGAAACAATCCAAAGGAATGTGATATATCTACAGGCGCATTCTGTATATGATTATTCTTTAAAAATAATCTTGCTTCTTTTGTACCAATAGAACATACACCACATTTTCTAGCAAAAATTTTATTAGATTTTCCGATCTTACTCTTTATTATAGACAGAACTATATCAGGCTTCAATAACCATTCATCCTCGAATATTGTAATTAGTTGTATACCATTTTTATTACAATCTTCCAATTTTTTCAGATGATAATTCTTGTCTATCTTATCGTCCGAATGCCAATAAAGACCGCAATATTCTATAGCTAATTTGTATTCATCATCTATCATATCCAATTCTTTTGGGTATATATGTGATCTACTTTTAGAAAAATTACATCCTAATGAATTGAGAATGTTTCTGATGTTAGTTTCTGTCTGAAAACTTTCTCCATTATAATAATTTATGTCATTCATTCCATAAAATTTGAACCATGTTTTCACTAGTACATCTGAAACGTCAAATATTTCTGATATATTGACTAGAGTTCTTTTTTCATTAAAATGTAAATTATGAAGAATTTCTTTTGATGGAATAGCGACTTTAGGTTTTCTATAGAATTGTTGTTCTAATTCATGTTGTTCCATCCATTTTTTAACGGTTACTGTTCCGACTTTATAATGTCGAGCAATATCTTTGATCGTCATTCCTTTATTGAAGTGCAATTCATATAGATCATTCTTCTCAGGAACTTTAGATAATGATCCATAATAAGAAGGAATTTCTATTTCATGATATTTTAGCCATGTAGTAACTAATGGTATACTCACATTAAAATAATTAGCCACGAATACTTTTCCATTGACTATCAAATTTCTCAATAGTTCTTTATCAGGAATATCATGTTTTCTATTATTTTTTCCATGATTGTTATTCTTCATTTTTAATGAGGAAGCACATTTGCCACAGATATCCGTATTACGACTTTTTCGTTGCATATAAATCTTATTGCAATTATCACACATACAATTGATATTGACATTTGATTTCTCAGGAAGATCATGCACTAAAACTTCTACAGTTTCGTTTAGAGTCAATTGTTTTTTTAATTTATTTTGCCAATATGATTTGGTTGCCGGAACAATTTTTATCATAATAGTAGATTGATTTATCATATTGATCCTTATTGAATGTTTGTTTTTATATTACCATAGGTTAATGATGTCAGTCAATGTATTTCATTTTATATAAATACCTTAGAAGAATAAATATTGATTTACTGATCAATAAGAATAATAGGGAGTATGTGTCATAAGTTTCAACATCGAAGAATTTAAATCCAATTTCGGGGGTGGTGGTGCGCGTCCTAGTCAATTCAAGGTTACATTGACGCCTCCGGCGGAACTACAATTTAGTGCTGAACCATTTTCGTTTGTTTGTAGAGCAGCACAAATTCCTCCTGCAATTGTTTCTCCTGTAGAGGTTGCTTATTTTGGGCGTAGAGTAAAGTATGCAGGTGATAGAGAATTTCCAGATTGGACCGTGACGGTCATGAATGATTCTAATTTTCTCATTCGTCGAATGATGGAAACATGGTCATCCCATATGAATTATCATGTAGCTAACGTAATGAACGGGACTACATGGCCAATAGGTTATAAGCAAACGGCAGAAGTTACTCAATATAGACAAGACGGAGCAACAATTGCCACTTATCAAATGGTAGGGCTATTTCCTACACAAATTGATGCGATTCCTCTAGATTGGGAAGCTATGAATCAGATTG